GTAATGGTGGTGGTAATGGCTCAGGGGGAGTAGGAGAAAGCGTAGAGATACAAAATTCTGACGGAGAGACAACTGCAGTTGTAGTTGATATAATAGGTCCTGCACATATGAGACCAAGATTGAATGGTGATGGAGTATGGAAAGGAACTCATATTACAGAGGCAGGAAAAATAGCATTTGGTGGATATAAAGATGGTATAATCATAAACCCAAGCGGATCTAGAAATAAGTATGGTCTACCAGATAATATGAAACCAGAGGAAAAAACTAAAGAAGTCCCACTTACACCATCTCAGAACAGATTACTTGTTAAGAATACTAAGATGGAGAGTGTTGCAGCGATACCTCAAGCTGCTAATATTGCTGCAAAAGCAGCACCATATGTTATGACTGGTATTGGTGCTCTTGGAACAATGATGCAGATAAAAAAGAAGGGTAAGAGAAAACTTAGTGCTGCAGAGAAAAAACTTTTTGATAAATCACAGAGAGATACTGATCAAAGAGATGATGTGATTAAATCTAATCCAACAGAGATTGATAAACAAAATAAATTAGTAGATAGGTATTCCAAAAAACTTAAAACACCAACAGAAAAAAATGAAACACAGAGATTCTTGAGAGGTATAGCAAGAGGTGAGATAATGCAGGATGAATATATTCCTGAAAGAAAAATGACTGAAAAGGAAAAGAGAAAAGACGATAGATTAAAGAAGAAATACGATAAGTCTGATATGAAGAAGAGTATGCAGGATCAATATGGTAAAGAAGAGGGTAAGAAAGTTTACTTCGCAACTATTCGCAAACAAGCGATGGAAGAAGAGAAACATAAGGATCATGAACCAGAGATGATTCGCAATCAACTCAAGACTGCTGCAAATGCTTCAAAGAGAATTAAAAAACACACTCTTAAAAAAGATAATTTCAAGGCATGGGTTCAGTCAAAAGTAACTAAAGCATCTGATTACTTAGATACTGCTGCTGATTATCTTGATGGTAAAGATATGAAAGAAGAGTTAGATAAGAAAGATAAACCATATATCAAGAAGTTAGTTAAAAATCTTAGAAAGGGATCTAAGACTCATGCTAAACAAGCAGATAAATTAGAGAAAGCAATGAATGAGGAATCAAATCCTCGC